GATGCTAATATTTTTAATGAAATAGATGTTAATTTTTTATATAAAAAAGTTGATTATTATATGGCTGATAAAAATTATAAAAAGTTACGAGATATAGGAAAAGATGTAGAAAGAAGTATTCAATTTTATAAAAATGGAAGAGTGAGGTTTTTTAGTTTTGGATATACAGATCCCAATCCAGAAATCACAGGTAGAAGAGGGATTATATATAAGAAAAATGGTAAAATAAAAATAGATACCCAATTTGCTAATCAATCTGGAGATATTTTTAAAGGTTCATATAGTGTAAAAATAGAAGGAGATTATATATACCTATTAGATGATAATTTTTTGGTTCCAAGAAGCGAGTACATATGTTTTGTTTANGACAAAATAGAGTTGTTTTTCCTTTTTACATATTATAGAATATATTGGAATAATAAATTTATTGCAGACACGAATGTTATCTACACATTCAAACATAATTTAAAATTAGAACTTCATTTTAATACAAATGATGAAGAACAGATTTATTATTCCAATATATTTTTCTGTGCGGCCAATCTATTTATGAAATAAAATACATTCTTTATACTTAATATATTATAGTATTATTATATTGGTGAAAATTATTTTTATCAAATTTTAGAAAATAAATCCTGCAAATTTTGGAACAAAAACTATTCATCATCTCATATTAGAGCCGAATTTATTACAATTATATTTTATTTTGCTCCCAAAATCTATCCTAAAAGGAACGAAATAACCAATGAAAAATAAGTTTTTTTAAATTAAAGCTAATTTTGTCTTAAATTTTTCATCTTATAAATCAGCGAGTTAAGTGATTAAGTATAAAAAAGACAAAAAAGTATTTGCGTAGTAATGTTAAGTTTTCTATTTTTGCAGTCTG